GACTCTCGCTTTGGCGTCCCAATAAAACCAATGATTATAACTTTTTTGATAAGATAATATCAGAACAGTTCACCGCAGGTTCCACGGATTTGTATATACACAAGTATATGGGTCCAACAAATCAAGGACCATCCATTGATGCTACCCAGCCTGAATACGATGTATTAGCCCCGACTAATATACAAGATTTGTTATTCCTAGAAAACCGTGACAGAACATATGACCCAAATGTCTATCGTTTACGTGGACATTATAATGTACAGAATTTAGACTTTGACTTAAGTCAGTTTGGATTGTTCTTAAACAATGATATCATTTTCATTACTGTACATTACAATGACATGATTCAAATAGTTGGTAGAAAATTAATGGTAGGTGATGTAATAGAGTTGCCTCACTTATTAGATTACAATCCACTAAACGAAACCATACCTGTTGCACTAAAACGTTTTATGCAGATTACTGATGCTAACTATGCAAGTGAAGGATTTAGCCCAACTTGGTTCCCGCATCTATGGCGTATTAAATGTGAACCATTAGTTGATAGTGAAGAATTTAGCCAGATATTAAGTGCTCCAATTGATCAGGATACATACTTAGGTATATGGGATAAAGATAAAACATATCCTGCAGGATACGTGATTACATACGGTGATAAAAATTACAAAGCATTGATTGATGTTCCAGCTGGAATATATCCACCTGATCCTACATATTGGCAGTTAGATACTGCGGATAATCTTAAAGATATCCTTGCTACTTACAATAAGAATATTGCAATCAATGATGCTGCACTAAGAGAAGCAGAACGTCTTGTACCTAAAGCAGGTTACGATAGAAGCAATCTATATATTGTACCTACATATGGCGAATACTCAAGTGACGGTGTATTATCAAATGCTATCAATAATCCTGCTCCCCCAATTGGTGTAAACACAGATGGGGGTGCGCCTGTACCAACAGGTACTGTAATGATGGTTCGTAATCCTAATTTCAAAAATCCTAGCCCAGTAATTAAGATTTCTAAATCAGCAATAAAAAGTATTTGGGATATGACGGCTGACATTGGGTATGATAAGTTAGATATTTTTAACACAGTTAATTTAGAAACAGTTACATTAGCACCACAACGAACCGATACTAATTCTGGACAAGTACGCGGAGACAAAGTATTAACAGCATATTCAATGGGACAAATTACTGGTCCATATGGTACTGCTGATAATACATACGCTACTGCTGATGCTAATCCTGAATTACCAGGCTTTACTGGAACTATTAGTCAACAAATGGATTGGAGAGCAGATTGTGATCCAGCATTCCAATTCATTGCACGTAGCAGCCCAAGATCATTTGGATACAGCACAGGATATTTAGATGGCACAGGGGAGGCGCCGAATGGATTACCAACTGGTGCAGGTATAAGTTTCCCTCAGAATCCACAAGTTGGAGATTACTTCTTACGCATTGATTACTTCCCACAATTGTTATATCGTTGGGACGGTAGAATGTGGGTTAGAATATCTAAAAATATCAGAACCCCAACAGGATTTACCGAAGCTAACAAGTCACAATTATCTGGCTTTATTAATGATAGAGCAGAAACTAAACTTACAGATGGCACATATGTTCCGCAACGTCAAGCATTGTCAACTATTTTAGGATTGACACCCGACCCGTTGCCCCCAGTAGTATAAAGAGTATATAATGGCAGATTTTTTCTATGATAATCAGATACGCAGGTTCTTAATTCAATTTGCAAAAATTTTTAGTAATTGGCAAGTTACTAAAGGTAAAGACCCGGCAGGTAATGAAATACTAGTTCGTGTACCAGTTATGTATGGTGATAGCAGCAGACAGGCATCAACCATCCTTGCTAACAATAGTGCAAGTAATTTACCTAGCGCACCATTAATAACGTATTATATTGGTGGATTAGAATATGATCAAAAACGAACACAGGATCCTACTTTCATTGATAAGATTCAAGTTCGTCAACGTTCTTATAATAGTGAAACACAAAGCTATGAAACCGTGCAAGGTCAAGCATTTACTGTTGAACGTTTAATGCCGGTTCCGTATACATTGAGAATATCGGTAGATTTTTGGACTACAAACTATAATCAAAAATTACAATTGATAGAACAATTGGGCACACTATTTAATCCGGCATTAGAAATTCAAAGCACTGATAATTTTATTGACTGGACTAGTTTAAGTGTTGTATACCAAGATGGATTAACATTTAGTAGTCGTAGTATTCCAGTAGGCACAGGTAATCCAATTGATGTGATGAGTTGGAAATTCTATATGCCAATCTGGATTAGCACAGCAAGTAAACTTAAGAAGATGGGTGTTATTGAGAAAATCATTGCATCAATCTTTAAAGGCAATGCATTGACTGACATACAAGATGATGATTTGTTATTAGGCACCAGACAAAAAATTACACCATATGGATATAAGATATTATTAATTGGTAATACTTTACAGATATTGCCGCAAGCTATTGCATTCTATCCCGGAAATAACAATTTAGAGTTACCACCTAATCCAGACACAGATATCTATTGGTCTAGTGTATTAAATGTATACGGAACTGTTAAACCGGGCATTAGTCAAATATGGTTACAAAATCCATATATGACTACTGACATAGTAGGAACTATTGTTCCCAACCCAAATGATGATAGATTATTAATATATAACATTGACCCTGATACATTACCACAGAATACATTAGACCCAGTTGATGGTGTCATCAACCCACAGTTAACCGGCCCAAATTCAGGATTACCAGGTCCTACCAATGGACGTAGATATTTGTTAGTAGACAATATTGGTGCACCCGGTGATAGCACAGTTGCATGGGGAACAGTAGTTGCTAATGCCAATGACATTATTGAATATAGCACGGATACAGGACAATGGTTTGTAAGTTTTGATAGCACTATTGCAACCCCAACTACATTAGAATATGTAACTAACTTAACAACTAATGTTCAATATCGTTTTGTAGATGATACTTGGATGAAATCATACGAAGGATGGTATGATCAAGGGGATTATTCTATCGTCATCTAATACTGTGATAAATCATAGTATGAGCAATACATCAGCCGGAGTTTTCTTTTATAGTAGTAAAACAAATCGCTACCTATATCTATTACGCACAGACAACAAAAACCCTGGCAATTGGGGTATTCCCGGTGGCAAGATAGAAGAGGATGAAACTCTGTTTGAGGGTATTGCTAGAGAATGTCAGGAAGAAATAGGAATGTTTCCAATTAATGCGAAATTAATACCTATACAGAAATTCATCAATCACACCTTTACCTATCATACATTCTTTTGTGAGGTAGAAGATGAGTTTGTTCCTGCACTTAATGAAGAACATTGTGGATATGCATGGGTAGGTGATAATCAATATCCTAAGCCATTGCATCCTGGATTGTTTAGTACTGTGAATTTTGATGTTGTTCAGGACAAGTTAAAGACACTTACAAAAAAAGAGACCTAAGTCCCTTTTTTTTATTTTAGTAATGCTGACACTGTATTGAATCCTAATGAGCCGACTATTACGCCTGCTCCCATCATCATCCAGCGCCATTTTTCTAAAACTGAAATCTTACCAGCTAATTCAGCGTGTTCCTTGACATCTTGTTCACGCATAGTCTTTAACATTTGTCTAGTTTCTTCTGCGTTTTCATCTAGGGCATCACGAATTGACTTCAAATCCTCTTTAAGTTCACCAATTTTATCTTCGATGTTCTTAACTTGGACTTGAAGTACTGCTATCTCAGTTTCAGGTTGCATTTTGGATACCTTACTTGATGCGGTTGCCATATTATGCGCTTGCAATCGTTACGATTGGGTAAGGCTGACCTAAGTTTGATGCTGTTCCTGTACCAGAACCTGCACCTGTTGCAGTAAAAATAACACCTACTGTATTAGAAGTCGCACCTATTGCCACGAAATTAGTATTACCAACTGTAACAATCGTATAAGTTGTACCAACTACAAAAGCACCTGCAGTTACTGTTACTGGTA